AACTCTACCCATCCCTGATCCATAAGTTTTTTGAATGACAACTTATTCCACGGCATAAGCTGCTCGAACTCGTCGAATCTTTGGCGTGAGAAAATATCCTCGGAATATAAAAATAAAAGCATGTCTAGCTCTACGGTGCTGAGCCCATATTTAGCTTTTACAAAGTAGCGTATTACCCTCCAATATTTTAGGTAATCTGATTTGATTGAATTTTCCATTTTATTTAATTTAGTACCTTTGTACAAAGATATTTAAAAATAATACTATGTTACCAAAGACAAACGGAAGAAGCAAGGAGATAAGACATTATGTCGGGGCAGTTGGAATCTTTGGCTTGGTTATAGGTTTATTAGTATTTTTATCCCTAAAACAGATACCCGCAGAAAATAAAGATATTTTCGTTTCTATAGTAGGAATGATAGTCGGGTCATTATCTGTTGTGATATATGCAGTCATTGGAAAAAATCCAGATGAGGTAGCTGAACTACAAAAGAAAAATCAATCGCTACAATCATTATGCGATCAAATGGAGAAACGAAACGATCAACTAGAAGCGATGATTATAAAAATACAAGAAGACATTATAGAAAAATTAACTTTATTGGGGGCTAGCGCTTTTGATACCATTTACCATAAAAAGAAATAACATGCCACATCTCACAGGAAAAACAGGACCGATAGATAAAAAAGAGTATGATTCCATACCTTTTAAAAATATAGCTATCGACACCATGAAAAGAAACAAGCTTAATTCTTACAATAAGCTTGTAAAGGACGTAGAGCTCTACGATCCTAAAACAAAAAAAAGTAAGATGATATATAAACCAGGAAAGCCAAATGAGCAAAGGGACTAAAAGAAAAAAAAGCAATAAGATTTGCCCTGAAGGCATAGCCTGGGCAAAACGAACATTCGACAGGTATCCATCTGCCTATGCAAATATGGCAGCTAGTAAATACTGTAAGGATCCGAATTATGCAAAAAAATCTAAAAGGTAAAAAATGGACTCAAAAAAATTAAAAGAGATTGCTTCTCAGCTTAGAAAAGCTTCTGCTATGCACAAAGGCCAAGCGTCTAAAATAGACAGAATGATTAAAAGTATGGGTAAAGCAAATGGTAAGAAAAAATAAGGACCCAAAAGTAGGCACAGGTAAAAAGCCGAAAGGGTCGGGCAGAAGGCTATATACTGACGAGAATCCAAAAGATACAGTTAGTATTAAGTTTGCAACTCCAGCGGATGCAAGAGCAACCGTTGCGAAGGTTAAAAAACTAAATAAGCCTTTTGCTAGAAAAATACAAATATTGACTGTAGGCGAACAGCGTGCCAAGGTGATGAATAAAACGCAAGTGGTTAGTATATTTAAAAAAGGAAAAGAAGCTATTAGAAAATTAAATAAAAAATCATGAGATATTTGTTGATATTATTTTTTTTATCTTGTGGTACGCCTAAAGTTGTCACTAGTGAAGATATAACTAACAAGGTAAATTGGTTGGATTCACATAAAGACAATCCAATAATTAATATAATACAAAAGACATATACTAATGATGATGTTGAAATTATCATTAAAAAAAAAATAACAACTGACTATGTTAAGTTAATGTTAAGAAGAGACAAAAGAAAAATTTTAAAAACCACAGTTTATAATTAAGATGAGTAAGTTAAGCAGAAAACAAAGAAAGATAGCGAGAGCAGCAATGCCTTTTGATAAAATTACAGGCGAAGATTTTAAAGCCCTGAAGCAAAAGAAAAATAAAATGAAAAATAAAATGTAATATTATGGCTAAGACAAAAAAGACTACTAAGAAAAAAATTAAAAAATCTGACGAAGCTCCAAAGACTAAAAGGATTTGGAACGGGGAGCAGTATGTAATTGTTGAACTTAAAAATTAAAATTATGCCAACTGTAAAAACAAAAAAAATGACAAGAGTATTTCCATACAATGCTGTAGGGAAAGCTCAAGCTGATTCGTTTGCAAAAATGACCAAGGGCAAAATATCTTACAACCCAGGTTACGGGATGGAGAAAAAAATGGGTTACTAGTGGGAGAACTAAAAAAATGGCGTGAACAAAAGTGGGTTCGTATTGGAACTGACGGCTCTATAAAAGGGGCGTGTGGAACTAGTAAAGACAAAAAGAACCCTGATCGCTGTTTGCCTTTAGCTAAAGCTAGATCTATGAGTAAAGCTGAGCGAGCTGCCACCGCTCGAAGAAAAAAGAAGTTTGGCAGAACAAGACAATTTGTTTCAAACACTAAAGCAGGTAGGGTAACATAGGCAATGGCTGACAAATCTAAAATGAAATGCAACAAAGTGGTTGCTTCTGACAGAGCTGGCAAAAAGAAAATGGTCAAAGCATGTCAAGACGGGCAAGAGAAACTCATTCATTTTGGAGCAAAGGGTTATGGACACAATTACTCTGCGGCAGCGAGAAAATCATTTCGCGCGAGACACAAATGCTCAACAGCAAAATCTAAACTAACAGCTAGATATTGGGCATGCAAAACTTTATGGTCAGGACCAGGTGGCTCAACCAAGAGTTCACCAAAAAATAGACAAGGAAAATATTAGTATATTTGTAGAATAATTAATTAAAAACTAAAATTATGCCAACGGTAAAATACAATCAAGGATATAATGACAGATTAGATGAGTCATTAGGAATGAAACATGGTAAAAAGTCTCAGTCTATGAAAGATCGTAGAGACGAAAGCAAAGCAATGTCTAAAAAATTATATGGACACGCTTACGGAGGAGACCACTCTATGACTTATGAATCTCATGGAGAAAAAAGAAGTGTAAAAGATCACATATCTTCGTTGATTAGAAAGTAATGGCTGAGAGGGGCAGAACTAAAAAAGGAGCTTTTCCTATGATAAAGGAAAAGAACAAGGGTAAGTTCACCAGCTGGGTAAAGAACAACATGCCTGGTAAAAGCACCTGTGATGCCGCCTCATCAGTTATGAAGAACAAAGAAAAATATTCTAAAAGGGTAGTTGCTATGGCTAACTACGCTAATAATTTTGGATGCAAAAGATGAGAGTATTAAGAAATATAAAATGTAAGTGGAATCAGTTAATGTTGTTTCTTTCTTTTGATAAAGTAGAGAAATGTCCTAATAATATTTGTACTTGTAACTAATGAAATCAAGAGGGCTGGGTGATTCGATTGCTAAAATAACCAAAGCGACAGGCATAAAGGCTGTTGTTGATAAAGTAACAAATGGAAATTGCGGATGCGACCAGAGGCGTGATACGCTCAATCGCATTTTTCCTTATAAAAGATAATTAAAATGGCATATCAAAAACTACAAGCAGGCAAAGCATTTACAGTAAATCCTAGTGATAACACTGGACTGCCTGACCCAGGTCTGAAAGGACCATCTGGAGCTACTACAGGTACAGGCGGTGGAGGTAAGCAAATTATAGATTCTAACCGAACTGGAGACGACATTAATACATTTTCTACTTTGAAGTTTACTCTAGCCGGAGTTAAGCCTGGGATGATTGCTATAAATACTACCGACGGCACTCAATCAGAAGTGGTACAGGTAGTTGACGAAACAACAATAGAGGTCAAAGACGCAATATTTGGTGCTTCACCAAAAAATTATGTTATCTATGGCGGAGTACAAGAAGGCGCTGTCTTTTATGTAGGCACGGGAGGTGATGTAAAAATAACGACAGCAGCGGGTGATGATGTGACCTTTGTAGGTTTGCCAACAGGATCATTTGTTCCTGTGCAAACAATTAAAATATTTAATACCGGTACTACCGCAAGTAACATAATAGCATTGTGGTAATCGGTATAGTTATAACATTTAAAGTATGTCTAACTTAATTGCTATAGCTAACTACATCGGTTTGAACTTTACAGGAAGTTCAACTCCTAGTGTAGATGATATAGTAACAGAGTTAGGAATACAAATAGTAACAGAAAGCACAAGTCAAAACATTGTAACAGAATAAAAAATGGCAGTTAAATTTTCAGATTTTACCCCAGTAACAAAAGCAGCTGATGTAACTGAATTAGTTGGTTATATATCAAGCTCGAGCGCAAACATTAGAATTGATCCAAGTAATCTTGACACAAGCTATAATTTTAGCACCACTAACGGCGCTACCCCTGTATTAACATTAGCAGGAACTAAAACAGGAGAAACAATCGCTGATAGCGTAGTAACACTTAGCTCTTCAAACGCTACAGTTTTAAATGGATCAGGTGGAAACGCTATAAGCATAGACAGCACTGCTTATTCTCTTGCTGCAACCGATAACGCTGACCCGGCACAAAACACACCAGTTGTGTTAACAGGCTCAGGTGGTGGTGATAGTGGTACTGACACTGTAAATTTAATTGGTTCAAGTGGCGTTTCAATTACTTCTTCTAGTAATACAATAACTTTTGCGGGTAGTGGAGGTTCAGGATCAGTGACAAGTGTAGGTTTAACGGAAACGGGAACTGCATTGACTATTACTAGCACAAGCACAAACCCAATAACAGGAGCAGGTAGTTTTGACATAGCAGGAGCAGGAACGTCTTCACAAGTTATATTAGGTGATTTATCACTAGCTGCTCTTCCTTCATCGTATGACGATTGGAGATTAGAAGGAGATCAAGGAACTACAGAGATTATAACCACTGGGAACACGGTGAATTTTATAGAAAATACAGACCTAATTGTTCCTAGTGTAACGGGAACGCAAGTAGGAGGTGGTGTTAAAACAACAGCTAAGTCAACTGACCAGTTGTTATTTGACCAAATCTCTGAGTTAAAAATTACTGTACCTGCATCACCTGGAAACAAGTTTTATGTAGACGGAGCTGAAACTCCAACTATTGTACTGCCAAGAGGATTTACATACGAATTTAATCAAGATGATTCAACAAACAACGGGCATCCTATTGTTATAGGAACAGCATCAGGTTCAAGTCCACTTACCGTAGGTATACAATATTATGGCAGCACATCCTCAAACACATTAACAGAAGTAGCTCAAGCTACTTATGCAAATACAACAAACTTCAACACTTACGCTACTAGAAGAGTAAGAATTAGAATTACCCAAAATACCCCTGGTTTATATTACTACTGCGCTGTTCATGGAATTGGTCAGGGAGGAGCAATAGCTTTTGGCGCTGCAAGCGGTTTAGCCACTAGAACAGTAGATCAAACCACAATTATCAACTCAACTACAGCGACTGTTAATCTTAGTGTCACACCAACAAGCGAAGCATATACAGACATGTATGTTTCAGGTGTTTATCAAAATAAATCAGTTTATAGTTTATCATCAAACATAATAACACTAGACGGTGGAGCGTATTTCCCCAATGGATCGATTGTAGAAGTAGTATCAATAACCTAAATTTAGCGCAAGATGGCAATAACCAAAGTAACTACCGATGGGATTGACATGAAGGATAACACGGGGGCGCTAACCTGGGTTAAGGGAACAACTGCACAACAGCCTTCCGGAGCACTTGGTGAGTTAAGAGTTGACACGGACACCAAGCGCGCAGTTGTATATACCGACCAAACAGGAACAGCAGAGTGGAGAAATCTTAAAGAGTCTAGCCCTTCATTTACCCTTAGTTATTTGATTGTCGCAGGCGGCGGAGGATCAGCTGGTGTTACTACTGGCACTGGTAATAATTTTAGCCGAGGCGCTGGAGGAGCCGGTGGTTTAAGATCATCTTATGGAAGTGATAGCTCGGGTGGAGGAAATTCTACTGAATCAACTTTAAGCATAAATATAGGACAAGCTTACGACGTAGAAGTAGGGCCTGGTGGAGCATCAGGAGTAAATGGAACAAATTCAAAATTTAGTACAATTGAGTCTCAAGGAGGAGGAAAAATAAATGCAACTGGAGGCTCTGGTGGTGGAGGCGATTGGAATGACGCAACGGTAGGCTCTGGAACAATAAACCAAGGGTTTGCAGGTGGGAGCAATACTTCTAACACCTTATGCGGCGGCGGAGGTGGAGCTGGAGAAGCTGGAAATTCTGACGGAGCCGGCACAGGAGGTGATGGAGTTATATCAACAATTATAACATCTCTCCAAGCATCAGCTGCGTCTGTAGGAGAGGTATCTGGAACGGATCTTTATTTTGCTGGAGGTGGATCGTCAGGAGGCGCTACGCCAGGTTTAGGCGGAGGTGGTCAAGGCCCATCTATACCTGGGAGTTATGGTACTGGAGCGAACGGAGGTAATGGATCAGCAAATTCAGGCGGCGGAGGTGGAGCTGGAGCAGTAAACGGTCCATCTGCTGCTAGTGGCGGAGCAGGCGGTTCAGGTGTTGTTATATTACGCTTTCCTACATCATCGGTTTCAAGTTTTACAGTTACAGGAACACTTAACACCCCATCAACAGGAGCAAATACAGAAGTCACAAACGGAAGCGATACTTGTTTAATTTTTAACACAGGCACAGGAAAAGTAACATTTAATTAATATGGCATACTACGCACACATATCTAACACTGAAACGACCGTAGAGGAGCGTAAAGAGCTGATGGAATTACAAAACCAAAGAATGGATATTATTGCTGTTAACACTAGCAGCGATGAATATCAAGCCTTACTAGCGGACTATAATTCTAAAAATACTAGTGCTACATTAGAGGCTCTCGAGGCAGAGCTTCAAGCCCTTTATCCCGAAGATCTTTTTGCCACTGAAAGCTTCCCTACACCTGAGCAACTTGATCCTTTAAAAAAATCAATCGAAGAAGAAAAGGCTAGTTTAAAAAGTCAACAAGATGAGCTCATGGCGCAGATGCAAACCTTAAGTGTGAAAGGAACTGAAGGCGTTGATAAAGAAATACAAGATAAAAACGAAGAGATAAGTAAAATCCCTTCACTAGTAACTTATGTATGTGGTGGACAAGACGAGACAATAACAGAGGTTATCGCTTACACAGGAGACTCTATTAACCCTACCCCTGAAGAGTTGGAGGCATATAAGATAAACTACGACAATACTCCTGATTTAGAGCAAATAGTAAAACGCAATAGCGGAGCTCAAGATGTAAAAAGAACATCTTACAATACACAAGACGGCGTGCACAAACTTGGAGGCACACCGTTTAGAAAAAACTATGCAGGCAAAGGGATGCTGTATGACCCTGTAAGAGATGCGTTCTACCATCCTAGTCCTTATCCGAGTTGGGTTTTAGATGAAGATACAGCAATATGGCAACCGCCAACACCAAGGCCAGAGGGAATGGACTGGTATTGGAAAGAAGATACGCAAGAATGGGTGGATTATTATTGGCAGCAACCGAAAAATGAAAGTCCATTTCCAAGTTGGACCTACAACGGAGTAGATTATATTCCTCCAGTTGAACATCCAAATCCTGATGACTTAACCGAGTATACTTGGAATGAAGATTTACAGCAATGGGACAAAACAACATAATATAAATGGCAACAACTAAAGTAACACAACCGGTCATAGATTTAAATGGAGTCGCAGCGGCTACCGATGTCAGCGCACTTAAAATGCCTGCAGGCGGCGCTTTTTCTGGATCGCCAGCTGAGGCAATGATGCGTTGTGACACCAGCCAAACTTCACAAGGTTCAGACAGTATTATGCAACATTATACAGGTAATAATGAGTGGAAAAATTTTGTAAATCTACCTGAAGAATTTGAATATTTAGTAGTAGCTGGAGGCGGGGGCTCTGGATCAAGTGGAGGAAGATCAGGCGGCGGTGGCGCAGGAGGTTTATTAACCAATTATGGCGGCGTTAAGCTTTCTTTAACAAGAGGAACTGCAATAAACTTTCAAGTTGGAGGAGGAGGTACAGCAGGAGGATCAAACTCACAAGGGGGTAATGGAACGGACTCTTACTTAAATCTATCAGCAATTGGATTATCAGATATCACAGCAAGTGGCGGTGGCGGCGGTGGCGGATCAGCTAGTGGTTCTACAGCAAACGGAAGATCGGGTGGATCTGGTGGTGGTGGTGCAACAACAACAGGTACTTCTAGTGGAGGAGCTGGAACAATAGGTCAAGGTAACAACGGAGGCACTGGAGTATATGCTGACCCACGTTACGGAGGGGGCGGCGGCGGCGGAGCGGGAGCAGTTGGCGCTAATGGTAATACAAGTGGCTCAGGTGTAGGAGGAGCTGGAGGAATTGGGTCAATAGTCAATATTTTACCTGCTGCAAACATAGGTTCTGGCGGCGCACAAGTCCAAGTTGGTGAAGTAAGCGGATCAGATGTTTACTACTCTGGCGGAGGCGGCGGAGGATCTACAGGAACAGATGGGGTCGGAGGCTTAGGCGGTGGAGGTGATGGAGGCACTGGAAGCCTTACTCAAGAAGCTGGAGCTGCAAATTCAGGTGGTGGCGGCGGAGGAGCAGGGTCAGGTATAGCTGGCGGGTCAGGAGTAATTATATTAAGATACCCAAGTTCAGTAACGTGCGCTGTATCAGCCGGAGAAGCTACCAATTCACCTTTTACCGAAGGAACAGACAAAGTAACCGTAATAACAGGCACAGGCACAGGAACAGTAACATTTAGTTAATTATGGCAACAACAAAAATAACAACACCAGAGCTATTTGATTTAAGTACAGTAAACACTGCACTAAGGCTGCCTAATGGTAGCACGGCAACAAGACCTGCTTCGCCCTCTCAAGGTGAGTGGCGATTCAATACTGACCTGAAGTATGTAGAATTTTATGACGGGAGCGATTGGAGACAAATAGATACTGAGACGACCTGTACAACCAATACGGTTGATTATCCAACCACTAATAGAGCCTATTATAAACTTGATTCAACCGCACTAGATCAAACAACAAATAATAAAGACGGTGCTCCCACTGACGTAACTTTTTACAATGGGCAGCAGTATAGTCAAGGAGCTGTGTTTAACGGCTCTTCTTCTAAAATAGATCTTGCTGATAATATTATTGGCGCTGGCACTAGTAGTTCTTCTGCCTCTATATGGTTTAAAAGCACTAGTGGTAACACAGCTGGTGATTCCGAATGTATAATTGATGCTTATAATAATAGTTCAGCGGGATGGGGTCTATTTATGGAACCCGCATACGGTGGTAATCCAGATGGACACTTAGGTTTGGCAAACTATTCTTTAGGTGGTTCAAGTAGTTATACAAGCGTCAGCTACCGAGACGGGCTATGGCATCACGCTGTAGTAGTTTTTGATCACGGAGCCAAAACATTAGAACTTTTTGTTGATGGCAATTCTACTCCGGTGTTATCCCAAACAGCTAATGTATCACCTACAAATATTTTTACAACTAAATCTGCTATAGGTTATCAAAACGCCAATCCATCTTATCCAAGATATTTTAATGGCGTTCTTGATCAGTGTAGAATATTTGCGGTGGCACTTACACCCGATCAAATATCAGAACTATACAATGAAGTGCAATGTCCATGTACAACAGATAATAACGACAACCCTACAACAAACGTAGCTTATTACAAGCTAGATGGGAACGCCAACGATTCTCCTTCAAGTGCTTATAACGGAACATGGAGTGGAACGGAGGCTTATGCGTACGGGCCGTATGGAATAGCGGGAGATTTCAATGGCACTAACTCAGTAATAACTGTTTCATCTTCTTTACCTTGGAGTAGTTCTTTTTCTATTTCTATGTGGTTACGTCCTGCATCTGGATTATCTGGAAGTGGTTATTATTTACCTTTCATGCAAAAAGACTACGACAGCGGTGTTGGTGGTGTAGGTTTAGCTTTTTATTTATATGGTTATGTATTGAGTCCTTATATTGGTGATTTAGGGGGTAGTACTTACCCTAATATATTTAATACAGGAACTTTAACCGCTGATACTTGGAATCATGTCGTTTTAACGAGAACCTACAATGTTCAGTGGGAATTATTTTTAAATGGAGCCTCTTTAGGCACTTACACTACTAATGGTCTAACCGAAGATTTTTCTGGTTCAGAATATTATTTTGGAGCAAATGGTTATGCAATAGGAGTCGGAGGCACTCCATATTATTATCCTGGTCAAATAGACCAGGTTAGAATATTTAGTTCTGCATTGTCAGCGACTCAAGTTACATCTCTTTACGATGAGGTGTATTGCAACACAGTGAGCAAACTAGATATTTTCAATGAGGGTACTAGCTCATGTCTAGCTTTATACGAGTTTGAAGACAATGCCGACTCTACTGATTCACCTACTTATGATGGCATATGGTCGGGCACAGAAGCTTATGGGGGGGGACAATATAAAAAAGGCGGGATATTTAATGGTAGCACAAGTTATATAACTATTCCATCTTCTATTTCTAGCACATTTACAGATGAATTTAGTTTTTCCGCATGGGTATACCCTACTGACAATTTCAATTATAATTGTATTTTTAGCAATGGTTATGGCATGGAGATTTATTATTATCAAGGAGAATTTTCCCTATATTCTAATGATACAAATAGCGGTTCTAGTAGAAATATTAATAACTTTGCTACCACTACAACTAGTTTTTCTATAAATACGTGGCATCATGTGCTTTTAACATTTACAAAAACTTCTCAATCTTGGTATATTAATGGTCAGGCAGAAGGAACAAATACAACGAGCTCATATACTCCTTATGATGAAAATAATCCGACTTTAGGTTATTTTTCACCTACCTCTTTATATTATTTGAGCGGGCGTTTAGACCAAGTAAGAATCTTTGACAAAGCATTAACAGCAACTGAAGCTTTACAAGTATATACCGAATAAAATGGAATACATACAAACAACAACATATAATAATATCAAGGTAACTTACACAATAGTAAACCCTAAAAAAAATGGATGTAACTGATTTGAAAATATATTCTATAAACGGGACAGCTTTAGGGGTGTCTATGACTGATATTGATGTTGCTTTAAAAATTATTTTACTTGCTGTTTCTATAGGATATACTATACACAAATGGTATTTCTTAAATGGAAAGAATAAGTAAACATATATCATACAAAGAGGGAGTTTACTCTAATACTGCTACTCGATTAAATATAGATAATTCTCCTAGCTCATACCAACTTTCAAACATGGGCGTACTAGCAGACAATGTATTTGAGCCACTCAGACAATGGGTAGGCGGTCCTATAAAAATTACTTCTTTTTTTAGATGCGAAGAATTGAATAAAGCTTTAGGCGGAAGTTCTAGATCACAGCATTGCGAGGGTAGAGCGATGGATATTGATGATGTATTTGGAAGAACAACCAACGCTCTAATGTTTGAATATATAAAAAACAATCTAGATTTTGATCAGCTTATTTGGGAGTTTGGTGATGATAACAACCCAGATTGGATACATGTAAGCTTTCGATCACCTGACGAAAACAGGTCTAGATGTTTGAAAGCTTTCAAAGAAAATGGTAAAACTAATTATATTGTTATATGAGTAGACCTAAAAAAAAGTTCGGCCAAACAACTGTCGGTCGATTACTCAAAGGTGCAGTTGGTTTAATAAATCCAACCTTAGGGAATCTTATTCAAGGAGAAATGTCTGTGGAACAAGTTATTGCTTCGATTAAAAATGCTGAAGCGCCATTAGAAGACAAGATACGGGCACAAGAAATGATACTAGAGGCATACGAGGCTGAGGTAGCTGATAGAGCTAGTGCAAGACAAAGAGAAATGGCTGCGGTAGCGGCTGGGTCTAATGATTTACTTTTCAAAACAGTAGGGTGGGGCATTACTCTTTGTTTTGTAGCCGTGGTAGCAGGGGCGATAGGCGTGTGGCAAATACCTGAAGAATCGCAAAGATTATTTGATATGGGCTTTGGTGCAGTAGTGGCAGCGTTTACTCAAGTTATAGGATATTATTTTGGAAGCTCTATGGGTAGTAAACAAAAAACTAATTTAATGAACGGTCAAGATGGCTAAAATATATTCAACAACACATGTTGTAAAACCTAAAATTAAAAGACCTGGGGTACATTCAAAGACGAAAACTTCTTCCCTTAAATCTTCTAGAAATTACCGCAAACTATACCGAGGACAAGGAAGGTAATATTATTTGTATCTTTACGATTAATTTAAATTTAATCTAATGGATATACGAAAAATATCTATCGGCCCAGATTATAAAAATAATTCAATGCATTATTTAGTGGGACAAGATGTGTTGGCAGGTAAATATAAAATACATTTAATACAACATGATATTGACTCAAAGTCTATTAAAATATGGATTGAAAGATTAGATGAAGTATTATTGTGGAAAGAGTTTACTGCCACTATGCCTATATCTATCGAGTATAATATTAATTTTTAATGAGATCAATACATTATTTTATTGTAAAGCCTGTAAATAACAAAAGATATAATAACACCACTAACATTGAGGGAGTTGACTTTATAACTAGTGTTTCCCAGGAAAATCATTTAGCCTCTAATCGTGAGGCACGAGTTATTTCTACCCCATTACTTTACAAAGGACCTATAAAAACAGGAGATGTATTATTAGTGCATCACAATGTTTTTAAGTATTATTACGATATGAAAGGAAGGCAAAAAAGCAGTATGAGTTTTTTTCAAGATGATATTTTTTTTGTTGAACTAGACCAGTTTTTTATGTACAAACAAAACAACAAATGGAATTGTCACGATAGGTATTGCTTTATCAAGCCCATAAACAAAGAAGATGGATATTTAGTCAAGAGCTTTAAAGAGGAGCCTTTAGTTGGAATAGTTAAATATACAAACGAGTACCTTAAAAATCAAAACGTGAAAGAAGGGGACAAGGTGGTTTTCAAACCAGAAAGTGAATATGAGTTTAACGTCGACGGTGAAAAATTATACAGGATGTATGACCATCAAATAACAGTGGTATTGTAGATAATGAAATCGGAGGAACTAAAAGTAAAAATAATTGAAGCGGGGCGTAAGGCTGTAGAGCAGCTTATTAAAGTAGCAAAAGAAGACATTATAAAACCGGATCCCGAAGATGAGTTAGCGGCTGATCGTTTAAAAAATGCGGCTGCCACAAAGAAGCTTGCTATATTTGATGCTTTTGATATATTAAATAAAATAGATCAAGAAAAAGAAAATTTAACTACAAACCACAAAGAGGACAAAACAACAACAAAACAAGGATTTGCAGAACGAAGATCAAAATAATTTATATCACAAGGTTATTGATTACATACCTAAAACTGTTTTTGCAAATAAAAACAGAGGTAAGTCTTGGCTTTATGGTTACAACGAAAAATACGATTTAGTAATTATATCAAAAACTGGAGAGCTCGGTGAAGTGATTAATATCAATGGTTTGTGTATAGGTTTGCCTCCCGCACCAAAAGAAGTATACAAAAGAAATAAGTCTAAAGCTCAACAGCATTGGGAGCGTAAAGAGCTTCCACGCTCTCTTTCAAAAATACAGTCAATATTTCAGTGGAATGAAATGAGCTCCTCGTTTAAAAAAATGTGGGTTGACTATATAGAAAGCGAGTTTGATAAGCGTGAGCTCGGATATTGGTTTTACAACAATGGAGTTAAAACATATATAACTGGTTCACACTATATGTATCTCCAATGGACAAGTATTGATGTTGGTTATCCCGATTTTCGTGAAGCGAACAGAATATTTTTTTTATTTTGGGAGGCATGCAAGGCCGACAAAAGATGCTTCGGCTTAGACTATCTTAAAATTAGACGTTCAGGATTTTCTTTTATGGGTTCTTCAGAATGTATAAATACAGGTACACTCGCCAAAGACTCTAGGGTTGGTATTCTTTCTAAGACTGGATCGGATGCTAAAAAAATGTTTACTGACAAAGTTGTTCCAATAGCTAACAGGCTACCTTTTTTCTTCAAGCCAATTCAGGATGGTATGGATAAGCCTAAAACAGAATTAGCTTTTAGAGTTCCTGCGTCTAAGATTACAAAAAAAAATATGTATGATGTAGTAGACGACGAGCTCTATGGTTTGGACACAACTATAGACTGGAAAAATACAGATGATAACTCATACGATGGAGAAAAGCTTTTGCTTTTGGTTCATGATGAAAGTGGAAAGTGGATTAAGCCTAATAATATATTAAATAACTGGCGGGTTACAAAAACTTGTTTAAGATTAGGAAGCAAAATTATTGGCAAATGTATGATGGGTTCTACCTCAAACGCGCTAAACAAAGGTGGAGATAATTTTAAAAAGCTCTATGAAGATTCAGACTTAAAAAAAAGAAACAGTAATGGACAAACCAAGACAGGCCTCTACTCTCTTTTTATACCTATGGAGTGGAACATGGAGGGGTTTATTGACCAATATGGCATGCCTGTTTTTCGTAAACCATCAGAGCCAATTTTGGGAGTGGACGGAGAGTATATTGATAATGGAGCTATCGACTATTGGGAGGCTGAAGTTGATTCCCTTAAAAAAGATCCTGATGCATTAAATGAGTTTTACAGGCAATTTCCACGCACTGAATCACACGCTTTTAGAGATGAAAGTAAGGGAAGTGTATTTAATCTAACTAAGATATATCAGCAAATTGATTACAACGATTCTTTGATAATGGATCATCATATAACAAGAGGTAAATTTTACTGGAAAGACGGAGTTAAGGACGGAGAGGTAGTATGGACCCCTGACAATAGAGGTCGTTTTATTATTACGTGGACTCCCCCGAAGCTATTACAAAACAAAAAAATGCAGAAACACGGTAGTTATTATCCTTTAAACGAACATATTGGAGCTTTTGGTTGTGATTCGTATGATATATCAGGAACTGTAGGAGGTAGGGGATCAAATGGAGCTCTTCACGGATTGACTAAGTTTAACATGGAGGAAGCGCCGAGCAATGAGTTTTTTTTAGAATATATTGCTAGACCTCAAACAGCTGAAATATTTTTTGAAGAAGTATTAATGGCTTGTGTTTTTTATAGTATGCCTATACTAGTAGAGAATAATAAACCACGGCTTTTGTATCATTTTAAAAACAGAGGATATAGAGGTTATTGTATGAATAGGCCTGATAAAAGATATAACAATCTCTCCAAAACCGAAAGAGAGTTAGGTGGAATACCTAATACTTCAGAAGATGTAAAGCAATCTCACGCGGCAGCCATAGAATCTTATATAGAAAAACATGTGGGTCTAGACATGACAGGCACTTACCGTGATCCAGGGGATATGGGGTCAATGTATTTTAATAGAACATTAGAGGATTGGGCTAAGTTTGATGTAAGTAATAGAACTAAACATGACGCTAGTATTAGCACAGGCCTAGCCATTATGGCAAATCAAAAATCTACTTATTTGCCAGAGAAAAAACAATCAAAAATATATCTTAACTTTGCAAGATATAGTAACAATGGAAATTTAAGTCAATTAATTAGATGAAAGAAGTTAAAATAGACATTTCATCTGTGGGGTTTCCTAGTCAATATGTTTCAGATGCGGAGAAAGCTACTGAAGAATATGGGCTTCAAATAGGACAAGCGATTCAATACGAATGGTTTAGAAAAGATTCAACAGGGTGTAGATATTATAGCCAATGGCGTGATTTCAACAGGTTAAGATTATATGCTCGAGGCGAGCAACCTATCGCCAAATACAAAAACGAACTTGCAGTAGATGGAGATTTATCCTATTTAAATTTAGATTGGACACCAGTTCCTATAATTGCAAAGTTTGTTGACATAGTTGTAAATGGTATGTCTGACAGATTATTTAAAGTAAAGGCCTACGCCCAAGACGCATTATCACAATCCAAAAGAAGCAAATATCAAGACATGATTGAGGGCCAAATGGCCGCAAAAGAAGTGTTGCAAACTGTGCAGGAGCAGACAGGATTTGATCCGTTTATCATGAACCCCGATGAGCTCCCTGCCTCCGACGAAGAGCTCTCGTTATACATGAATTTAAATTACAAACCCGCTATCGAAATAGCCGAGGAGCAAGCTATTGATACTATATTTTCGGAAAATCATTATGAAGACATTCGCAAGAGGTTAGATTATGATATGATGGTAACAGGTATGGCTGTTGCTAAACACGAATTTTTACCTGGAGCTGGTGTAACAGTAAAATATGTAGACCCTGCAAACGTGGTGTACAGCTATACTGAAGATCCTAACTTTAAGGATTGTTTTTATTGGGGTGAAATAAAAACTTTACCCATAGCAGAGTTAGTAAAAATTGACCCAACACTTACAACCGATGACTTAAATACTATCGCTCAATATAGTCAGAGCTGGTATGATTATTTTAATACAGCTCAATATTATGAGAATGACATTTTTTATAGAGATACATGCACCCTGATGTATTTTAATTATAAGACCACTCAAAAGATGGTTTATAAGAAAAAGAAAATGGATAATGGTAATATAAAAATGATTGAGAAAGACGATTCTTTCAATCCACCAGATGAAATGTTAGAGGAGGGCAACTTTGAAAAAGTTGAAAAAACCATAGATGTATGGTATGATGGTGTGATGGTTATGGGAACTAATATTCTGCTCAAATGGGAGTTAGCTAAAAATATGGTACGTCCTAAGTCTAGTTCTCAACACGCTATGCCTAATTATGTGGCCGTGGCTCCCCGAATGTATAAAGGTGTAATTGAATCACTAGTTAGGAGAATGATTCCTTTTGCTGATTTAATACAAGTAACTCATCTAAAGCTTCAACAAGTTATAGCTAGGACCGTGCCTGATGGCGTGTACATAGATGCAGATGGACTTAATGAAGTAGATTTAGGTACGGGCCAAGGCTACAATCCTGAAGACGCGTTGCGTTTATATTTTCAAACTGGTAGTGTAATTGGTCGTAGTTATACGCAAGAGGGTGAGTTTAATAATGCTCGTGTACCTATACAGCAGCTCACAAGCAATTCAGGCGCTTCTAAGACACAAATGTTGATCGCTAACTATAACCACTACCTAGACATGATGAGGGCTGTAACGGGCTTAAATGAAGCGAGAGACGGTAGCACACCAAATCCTGATGCTTTAGTGGGGGTTCAAAAGTTAGCTGCTTTAAACTCTAACACAGCAACTAGGCATATTTTAGACGGAAGTTTGTACATATATAGAACATTAGCTGAAGCCTTAACTTACAGAGTCGCTGATATATTAGAGTATTCAGACTTCAAAGAAGACTTTGTCAATAAAATTGGTAAATACAATGTAAGTATATTAAATGAAATATCCGATTTGTATATTTATGACTTTGGGGTTTTTATAGAGTTATCGCCAGATGAAGAGCAACAAGCTATGCTAGAGCAAAACATACAGATGGCTTTATCAAAAGGAGATATCAACTTGGAGGACGCTATCGACATAAGAGAAATCAAAAACCTAAAACTTGCCAATCAATTACTTAAGGTAAAAAGGAAAGCCAAGCAAGAGTCAGATGAAAAAAGAGAAATGCAAAAACAAGCGATGGTTGCTCAGCAGCAATTACAATCGCAACAGCTAGCTGCCCAAGTAGCTGCACAAAAAATTGAAGCAGAAACAAGATCAAAGATGCAATACAAACAAGCGGAGATAGCTTTTGAAATAGAAAGAAACAAAAACGAAGCACAGCTTAAATCTCAGCTTATGGAACAAGAGTTTCAGTATAATCTACAACTTCAAGGTATAACACAAGGAGCTATATCATCAAGGGAAAAAAACAAAGAAAAAGCTAAAAGCGATAGAATCAGTCAACAGAATACTGAGCAGTCGCAACTTATAACGCAACGTAAAAATAATTTACCACCTAAAAACTTTGAATCCAATGAAGATTCTTTAGATGGTTTTGATTTAGCCGAGTTTGAACCTCGATAAAATGCGTTAAAATTTTATGTAAATTTGTAAAAATTAAATCTAATGGAATTAAAAGTAAGAGAAATGACTGAGTTAGAGAATAAATCTACTCAGCAAGTTGAAAAAGAGCTGCTTGATAAACATGAAGCTCAACAAGAAAACAAAGAGGAAACAAACACAGTAGAGGCAAAACAAGAGCCCGAGGTAAAAGAAGTTGAGCAAACAGAGACTACCGAAGCAACAAATGAGCCTGTACAAGAAAAAGAAGTAGTCGAGGAAACAACTAAAGAGCCTGTGCAAGAGCCTCAGTTGGACGACACAAAAGTTCTTTCATATATTGAACAAAGATATGGTAAGCAAATAGATTCTTTTGATGAACTTCTAGCTGAGAGAGAAAAGGCTGAAGAGTTACCAGATGATGTAGCTGCTTACTTTAAATATAAAAAAGAAACAGGAAGAGGAATTAGTGATTATGTAAAGTTACAAAGAGACTATTCTGAAATGAATCCTGATTCTTTGCTTAGAGAGTATTATTCAATCACTGAAGAGGGATTGGATGCTGAAGATATCCAAATGATGATGGATGATTTTAGCTATGATGAGGAGGTGGATGAGCCTGCTCAAATCAAAAAACTCAAGCTAGCAAAGAAAAAAGAAATTGCTAAAGCAAAAAAGTTTTTCAGACAACAGCAGGAGTTGTATAAACAGCCTCTTGAGTCAAGGGAAAGTTCTGGCACTGCTTCAGAAGAGCTTCAAGCTTATAAGCAATATTTAAATGATGCTAAGACCCAACAAGAGGAGGCAGCTAAACGAAGTCAATGGTTCGTTCAAAAAACCAACGAGGTTTTTAATCCTGAATTTAAAGGTTTTAAATTTAAGATAGACGAAACGGAATTAGTTTACACCCCTGGAAGCGCATCTGAATTAAAAAAAGCTCAAGAAACACCAATGAATTTTGTAAATAAATTCTTGGATGAAAAAGGACTTTTAGTTGATCCAGAGGGCTACCACAAGTCATTAGCGATAGCTATGAACCCTGAAAAATTTGCTCGTTTTTTTTATGAGCAAGGGCAATCTCAAGCTACAGACAATGTGATGCGTAAGACAAAAAATATAGATATGTCTGAAAGAAACGCACCGCAAACAGTAGCAAAAGGTGGCCTACAGGTAAAAGCGATTTCTCAGCCA